GGGCACGACTGCCGCAAGAAGCCAATTACCAAAGAGCAGAGCGACTACTTGCTGAAGAACGACATCGAGAAGATCTGCTCGGAGTTGCTGAAGTTTTTGCCGTGGTGGGCGTACCTTGGCGACGTTCGCAAGCGAGTTCTGGTCAATATGGCATTCAATCTCGGCATCGCTGGTTTGCTGAAATTCACGAACACTCTGGCGCTTATCCGCTCTGGAAGCTATGCACAAGCAGCAAGTGAGATGGTAAAGAGCAAATGGGCGAAGCAGGTAGGCAAGCGCGCTGACCGGCTTGCCAACATGATGAAGACCGGAGAATTGGCTGATGGCTGAACACGAATACATCAGATTGACAATCGCGGCTGCGTGCGCTGTTGGTGCGTTTGTCGCCGCGGCGATAAGGGGCGGAAATGGCGAATAAGCCGTTCGATTTCGGCGCATTACTTGGCGAAAACAATCGCAGGCCAGATTATCGCCTGAAGACAGACGAAGGCTCGTTTGTTCGCGCAGCAGTGAACGCAGATTTGACTCCGCAAAGCACATTCAAGAGGCGCCAAGGCTCTGCGCTTGCCGTTGCCGGCACGGACTGCCATTCGCTATGGTCGAACGGCACAGATACCTATTTCGCAGACTACGACACGCTATACCACTTGTCTCCGACGATGGTGAAGACGGCCGTAAGCGCTCAAGTCGTACCTGGTCAGCAGGTGTCATTCGCCGACGTAAACGGCGCCATCTATTGCTCGACAGGATCAGAGCTTTTTCGGCTTTCAGGGTCTTCTACAGCGGTCAAGGCCGGCATCGTCCCGCCGAACGTCAGCCCGACACTACTGGCGGCGGCTAGCGGATTTCTGCCGAAAGGCATCTATCAGGCGACCATCAGCTTCATTGCGCCAAGTGGAGAAGAGTCTGGAGCGATCACGCCTGTATCTGTGACCGTTCCGAAAAATGGTTCGCTGGCCATCTCCGGCATTCAGGTGTCTGCCGGTTATTCGACGGCCGTGTATCTGTCTCCGCCGAATGGGGATGTACTGTTTAGGATTGCCAAAACAACGAGCGCAGCGCTGCCGGAGATTACCATTCAGCCACAATCGAGCGCCTCTCGCGCAAGAACTATCTTGTTGGCGAGGATGCCTCCTGGACAGATTGTGCGCTACGCAGACGGCCGGCTGATCGTCGCCAGCGGCAATATCCTGTACTACTCAGAGCTGTTTGCGCCGGCGCTGCACAATCCGGCAAAGAGCTATATCCCGTTCGCTTCAAATATCACGATGATTCGTCCGTGCGAAGGCGGAATTTACGTGTCTGCAGACGAGACATACTGGATTGCCGGAGATTTGGCGTCTGCCTCTATCGATACTGTCCTGCCGTACAAAGCAGTGTTTGGGACTGATTCAGAAGTGCCAAACAGCAACAACGTTTGGTGGATGTCAGAGCGAGGGATGGTAGTTGGCTCGCCTGGCGGGCAGGTAGAAAACGTGCAAGAGAAGTTTGTCGCAGTCAATGCGGCAACAGCTGGCGCATCGCTGTATCGAGAGCAAGACGGAATGCGTCAAATGCTATCGTCGCTATTCGGCACGCAAACAAACGCAATGGCCGCGTCGTCTTATATGGAATTCGAGGTTATCAGGAAGGAAACGGAATTATGAACGAAGTAGCAAAAATGGGGTTCCTATGGACCTTCGAGACAATTGACCGCGCGACCGGTAAGATTCTGCACACGGAAGAAGTGCACAACCTGATGCCAGTCGAGGGGCTGAATCATATGCTCGGTGTGGTGCTGAAAGGCGTGCTTGCGGTTCCTACGTGGTACGTCGGAGTCTATGAAGGCGCCTACACCCCTCAATCCACCGACACGATGGCGACATTCCCAGGTGCAGCGACGGAGTGCACAGCCTACGCCAGCGCAACCAGGCAGGCGCTTACGCTCGGCGCCGTGGCTGATGGTGCGGTCAACAACTTCTCGTCCACAACCGACATCGCGTTCAACGCGACGAAGACGATTTATGGCGGGTTCATCAGCTCGTCATCTGCAAAAGGTGGAACGTCTGGCGTGCTGCTGTCTGCCGTTCGCACCGCCGCACCCCGAGTCACTGACGACACTATGACGCTGCGTGTCAAAGTGTCATTTACAACTGCTTCTATTTAAGGACCTGATATGGCACTCAAACTTTCAACCGGCCTGCGAAACGGAATGCTTGATTCAGCAGACTTCAAGACACAAATGGATGGTGGGCTGATCAAGGTCTATGATGGCGCCGTTCCGGCCACCGCTGATGCCGCGATTGCTGTCGGCAATACACTTCTATGTGTATTCTCGCTCAACTCGACCGGATCTGGCGTCAGTTTTGACACGACGGCGACCGGCGACACGATCTCCAAGGCGCCGGCAGAAGTGTGGGCCGGCGACCCCGTAGCGACCGGAACAGGGACGTTCTATAGGCATGTTGCTGTCGGCGACACAGGCGCCCTCTCTACAACGGAAGCGCGCATCCAAGGTGAGCTTGGCGCCGGGAACGAAATGTTGCTGGCGACTAACGTGTTCACCATCGGCGTGAATCGAGCACTGGACTTCTACACCTTTACCATTCCGACGCTGTAAGCAGTAAACAATGTCCTACTTCGAGGTCATTCCTTGGGATAATCCGTGGCTCGGGCCTGTATCGACAGGTTCGGGAGGGCTTGGTGATGAAGAAACGTATATCACTGTCGCTACAGGATCACCGGCCGGATGGCAGGTAGGGGTTGTCGCGTCTAACATCACAATTTACCTGACGTTAGATTCCGCTAGAACCGTAACTGTTTACATCGACGATAATCTGGCAAACACAGTAGGAGGAGATGTATTCGTATTAGGTGCTGGGCCGCAGGTACTCTCTTGTGACATTGTTTCACAGCCTGGGGATTTGGCTCAGATAACGCTGGCAATTCCTGGCGGAAACTGGGTGACTCCTGACACGTTGACCAATATTGTTGTGACGGTCGGTGCCGCGCCAACATCCGAATTTTGGACGAGCTTCACCAAGTCCTATGAAATTCCCTAAGCTCATCGACGGACCAAACGCTGTTGGCGAGGCCAAAGCGCGGCACCTTGAGACCATCGACTCTCCATTCCTGACGGCCATTGGTCCAGGATTTGTTGCGAGCAAGAAAGGGCCGTTCTCTGAAGTTACTGGCGTGCAGGAGTCAAAGTCCGTTGTCTACGACGGGTGGTTTAGTTTCAGCGAGCCTGATTTCGGGAGTGTAATTGTCCACGGGTCTTTTTCACCGGAAACAACGTTTAGGAAGCGAGGATCGTTCGCTAATTCGTACTCTACTAGCCCATTGTTCCCTTCTGGGAGAGGGTGGGGGTATTTGCGTGAATTACTAGCATTTGACTCGCCGACAACAGGTTATAACAGCTTTCGATATTTGAAATCGCGGACAGGTAGATCAGGATCGCAGATTTTTGCTTCTGATTACCTTGCTAATACCGTAGAGTTGCAGCAGGGGTACTCTACAAAGAGTGTAACAGAAGAGGCTGTCTACAATAACGGGTATCAAATAATATCGTTTGGCGCTGAAAATATAAATTGTCCAGATGGCGTCATACGGCAGCGACCATTAGTAAAACTTTTTTGGGAATCATCTCCTAACTTTTGGTCGGAAAAAGTTTTTCCGTCGCCAATTCTGTTGGACAACGATACGTATACAACCGCTTCTGGATGTGTTTTAAGTCCTGGAGTTTATGCGTTTGCGACGCTAAAAATCAACGGAATTGATATACGGCCAACAATCTATATAACCAGAAATGATGGTGCAACGTGGACTACCTGTCCGGCGTTGCCAGATATATACCCAGGACAAGGGAGTTCGTGGGACCCGTTTCTAACCAGGGGGGATATAGCGGCCAGCTTTCCATCCCTTACTCCGCAGGAAGTTGAGACGCAATTTATAGGTCAGGCAACTGTAAAACGTATCGCATACGGGGCTGAATTGACCATGTACGCCGTTGCTGAAGACCGCATCCTGATAAATGTTCTATATTTAGAGAGTACTCCAGGGAACCAGTTACAGTCACTATCTATGGTTGACCCATACACAGGTACGCTTAAATGGCAGAAATGGAACAACCACGGCGACGAGTCTTTGCCGAGACCATTCTATGATGTGAAGCCGACAGCATTTGGTTCGTGGATTTATTTTCTTGTTGACTCTGACTTTTTCACAATCCTAGAATCTAAAGTCGTTAGTGATTTTGGAGCTACAGAAACAGACGTGTTGCTCCCTATCGGGTTTGTCTCGTTCGATGCACCCTTCTACCACAGAGAAGAAAGCAACGAGACTAACCTTTCGCCGCCAAAGCTGTATTTTATGGCTTCCGATGGTGTTACGAGTTATCTTGCGCTTACCAGAGACTACTTTGCAACATCAAAAATAACATCAAAAGTTGGGGATTTCATCTTGAGTTCGGCAGACTTTTCAGAAGTGGTGTGGGTTGGAACACGGGACAACAAAGGGCCGATTAACCCGACGTTCCCATGGGTTAGCGACACAAAATTCCCAATTCCTGATTGGTGGGTAAACGTTTCTGCGTATGGTGGGTGAGATATGGCATTTCCAGTTGGCGAAAACGCGCTGATCAAAGAATTCTCTCTGACCTACGTTCCAGGAACGTTGGGCGCAGCTGCGCACCCTGGACATTCATACGTGGCGCCGTATTGCGTTAACGGTGTTACAACATACGAGGCATACGACATCCCGCCCAAGTACACCTACTTAGCGCTTCCGCTTCCAAACGGGGCGCTGCCTGCTGGTGCTGTTCCGGTGAGAGGGCCTGACCCAAACGATCCTCAGGGAACGATACTCATTGGCTACTTGGTGCCGGTCCCAGGTTCTGGCGGTAGGGGCGTAAGGGAAATCTTTACGCCTGGAGTGGTCTGTTACCCTGGCCAAGCATTTCAGCCGCCTACGCCGGCCATTGCGCCAACGCCAAGTGCAATCGCAACTGACTTTCAGCTTGGCTGGAACTCAGGCGCGAGGTCGATTCCGATGTTGATGAACAGCGGGCGCGCGGAGTTTAAGGCTCCCTGGGGAATCACGGGTTGCGTTGCTGGTCTGAACGATGCCGACATCGGTCCTGGATACGTCGAAATTGAGCATGCCTGGTACGTGTCGAAGGGGAGAGCCAATGTCTTTGAAAGCGGCGTCCAAGCCTACAATCACGGCGCATATGCTGACGGCGATCTGTTTGCCGTAGAACGCATCGGTTCGACCGTCACATACAAGATCAACGGCGTGATTGTCTATACGAGCGCAGTACGATCTTTTGGACCAGCCGTTCTCGATGCGTCATTGTTCAGAGGAGATGATTACATCTATTCCCCGGCAATCATCGACTATGAGACAGTTGAATCTACATGTGCGCCGTGCCGATCAGTTTCCTCTGACATGTCATCAGTCGTTGTTGCAATTTCGGAGCCATGTACATCAAGCAGCGGGGTCTATTTTGGCGCAGCCGTATCAATGCTGCCGTGCCTCAGCAAGTGCTCTGATTACGTCTATGGTCAGGTTGCCGTTTCCATGCTGCCGTGCCAATCGTTTGCAAGCGGATTGCTGGTCCCTGACTTCGGTATTGTCGCTGTAAGTATGGCAACTTGCTTGAGCATTGCTCAGGAGCTAATTCTGGATGCCGGCGAAGTAACCGCCGTTATGTTGCCGTGTGAGGCGGTAGCCTACGCTGATGTTGAGTTTGTTCTGTCCGAGTGCTTGCCATGCACGAATGAGGCATACGAGCGCACGCGCGTAGACATGGACCACGACGTGCTGATGTCCATTCTTGACCTATGGTATCAGCCGGCAGAGAAGATCGCCATTGTCAGCAGTAATATGTCCATGGCCGTCGTCATAGCTTGGGACGTGTTCATCGAGTCGCTGCTTGATAGCGAGGTCACAGTCACGACCGGCCTGTCAACCATTGGCGATGCTGCGTTGTTGATCAACACGATTATTCAGCTCGGGTTCGGCGTACCTGTTCTGTCCAGCGACAACCAGGTGTGGGTAGTCAACGAAGCCGGCCAGACGACGCGCTACGAAGGGTACCCATTCAATTCGTTCTGCCAGATCGGTGCGCAGTACTACGGCGCCCGTGGAGACGGGATTTACCTTCTGGAAGGTGGTACCGACGCTGGCAGCCCGATCAGGGCGTCGATTAATCTTGGCAAGGTCGATTTCGGCACCACGCTGATGAAGCATGTTCCGAATTGCTATATCGGCGTCGCGTCTGATGACCGGATGTATCTGAAAGTGATTTCCAATGGGCAAGAGTACATCTATTCGGCCCGCTCCAGCAGCGATCAGATGCAGACGCAGCGCTTCGACATTGGCCGTGGCTTGCGGTCAAACTTTATGGTTTTTGAGCTACTCAACAACGACGGTTGCGACTTCGAGCTAGGAAGCATCGAATTCATTGCCATACCGTCAATAAGTCGAAGGATTTAATATGCCAGCTATCGGTCCCCCTTATAACCCTTACACGCCATACCAAGCCCTTAGTTCTGGCCCAGGAGCTGGCGGTAGTCCTGCTCAGATGGTTTCGTGGGTGTTTAACCAGGCGTGGAACGTTGCATCTGCAAAATCTACGGCCAGCGATGCGACATTCCTTGCGGCTCAGGGCGGGTTCAGTTCGCCAAATGTATCTCCGGCGAACTTCAACTTTGCTCCGAATGTTGTTGAGCCAGTCGTAAATATTCCACAGCAGGCACAAGGGGCAAGCGTTGCAGAGTTTTACCAGCTTGCCTCAGCAGTAATTAGTGAACTTGTAAGACTTTTTGCGGAGTACATTGCTGATTATTTTCCTGGCTCTATCTTGCTCTACAACGAAACGCTTGACTGGCTTGTTAAGGCTATACATGATGGCGGGACAGGCATTCATGCGAATGTTGAGGACCAAATCTGGCAGCGCGACAGATCAAGAGTCATTGCAGAATCGGCACGGGCTGAGGACGAGCTGCTGACGGCATGGGCAGGGCGCGGCTACACAATCCCGCCAGGCGCACTGATCTACGGCACGCAGCAGGTCCAGAAAGAAGCGGCCGACAGGATTTCGCAGTCCTCGCGCGATGTGGCAATCAAGCAGGCCGAGATGGAGGTCGAGAACATTCGGTTTGCCATTACCCAGGCCAAGGATCTTTATCTGGGCGCTCTTGGCGCGGCCGCTGACTATATCAAGGCCCTTGCTATTGGCCCACAGTCTGCGCAAGTAGTGATTCCGTCAATCACCGACAGTCAGGCGCGGCTGATTCAGGCTGCCAATTCGTACTACCAGTCGCGCATTGGCGTTGAAGAATTGAAGATGAAGGCTTTGATGCCACGGTCTGAGTACGACCAGGCGGCTCGCATGAAGAACGGCGACCTGCAAATGGCAGAGATTGATGCCCGCATCAGAGCGGCGGTTGCTGCAGCCCAATCAATGGGAACTCAGGCTGCCGCAGCGCTGAACGGGCTGCACGCAAGCAGCAGTACATCTGGAACCGCAAGCAACTCGGTTGGATACAGCTATAGCAACGACACAGCTACGGCAGCGCCAACGGTGACGGCAATCTGAATCATGCGCCAAGCATGGCAAAATAACTCTGCTGATAGCATACGCTACGGCAGTGTACGACCGGAGGTAGTATGGCAATATTCTCGAAGCCGGAAAAGTTAGAAGTGCACATCCATTTCCACGGCGTGGATGGTGTGATGGAAAGGCTTGCCGTGGTTGAAACTAACCTGAAGGAGTTCATTATGGCAACAAAGCAAGAAGTGTTGGACGCAGTCGCTGAAGAGGGCAACGAAGTTGCGGTGAAGATCGCCGAACTGCAAACGAAAATTGACGACCTGATCGCTGCTGGCAGCGGCGCAACGGCCGCGGATTTGGAAGAAATCAAGCTGGCGGTTCAAAACATCTTCACCCCGGCCTGATCGCCGGCTGTTTGCAAGTCAGTCA